CATGGGTTAGCAAAAGACCCAGAACATGTTCGTAAATTAGATAGGCTTAGATATAGCATTGGTGAGAAATACATAAAGAATAAACTTAATTATTATGCTAATGCTGCTAAGTATCGTGCCAGAAAAATAAACGCATTAGTTCCATTGTCAGACCAAGATAATATTAAAGCTATATATGCTCTGTGTGCCGAATACAATAAGTATGATCAAGATATGAAGTATGAGGTGGATCATATAATACCGTTAGCTAAAGGAGGTAAGCATTGTGACGCTAACCTTCAGGTACTGACTCAATTTGATAATCGTTCTAAGGGCGCAAGTTTGCGCTAACCGTGGGGGGAGGTGATGCTTTATCGATCTTGACTATACCGCATGCCCAACATTTGCTAAATTGCATTTTGATACTAATAAATATTTGTTTTGCCGTGGACCTGTCGGATCGGGTTGAGGTAAATCATCCGGTTGTATATGGCATCTAATCCTGAATTCGTTCAAACAACATCCTGATGAGAACGGTATCAGACATAGCCGATACGGTATTATACGTGCGTCTTACCCGGCACTAAAATCTACCGTTATAAAGTCATGGCAGATATGGTTTGGTTCACTTGCAAAGATTATCTTTGATACACCTATTAGAGGTGAGATGTGGTTAGATCATCCAGATGAAAAGACTCAGTGCCATTTAGAGTTGGTGTTCTTAGCTCTGGATAGAGAAGAGGACGTAAACAAGTTGCAGTCTCTTGAGTTAACAGGGTGCCATATTAATGAGGCAGCAGAAATACCACAAGCCGTACACCAGATGCTCAAGTCCAGAATTGATCGGTTCCCAGCTGAAATGAATGGTGGTGCCGTATCACCTTTTATCATAGCTGATTACAACTCAGTTCCGACTGATCATTGGCTGTATCATTTAGCAGAAGAAGTACAACCAGTAAAGCATAGTTTTTATCATCAACCTCCTGCATTGAATATAACACATGGGGGTGACGGTGGTATCGTGGATGCTAATGGAAATTATTATAAGGTGAATCCATCAGCAGATAACCTTGGACATTTTGTAGCTGGTACGATTGATGCCCCACCAACGCCTAAATCAATATGGTATCCAGATAGGAACCAATGGTGGGTACGACATTTGTCAGAGGACTATTATGCGGATCAAGTCCATGGCGCTGACCCTGACTGGGTCAATGTTATGATCCTAAATAACTATGGTGAGGTCAGAGCAGGTAAACCAGTGTACCCAGAATACTTGGACGGGGTTCACTTTGATGAGAGACTGCTTAAACCACTGGATGGTGTACCTATTATAATTGGCATGGATATGGGACTGACACCAGCTGCTGCTTTTATGCAGCTTTCACCAACCGGTCAACTATTAATATTTGATGAGATCGTTACTGAGGATTGTTCCATACATAAGTTTTGTGAGGACTATCTGAAGCCTCATATATTCAACGTATACCCTAAGCACACCTTTACGTTAATAATCGATCCAGCAGCCGTACAAAGGTCACAGAACGACCTTAAAAGCGCTGCAGAGATCATCGGTGGTAGCCCTCCGGTGGGATCCGGTTTGCCATACCGATTGGCATTGTCCAACAATGAACTGAAACGTAGGGAAGCTGTTGTATATTTTTTACGAAAGTTAAATGGCTTCAGCATCGGTCCTAATTGTCAGTTCATACGTAAAGGTTTTATATCAGGGTATGCATATGACAAGAAGCGGATTGCGGTTGCAAATGTTAGAGCCACTGCAGGATCTGAAATGTTTAAAGAAAAGCCCGGGAAGAATATATTTAGTCATATACATGACGCAGTGCAATATGGGGCACTTGAATTATCTGAGGGAAGATCCGTTAGGCGTAAGCCAATTGGAACGTACACTAATTCTAAACATCAACCCGGGGATATAACCGCAGGTTACTAAGTGGGTTTTTTCATAAATGAAAAGGAATATAATGGCAGATATAAATCCGAAACAGCAGATGGCACAAGATGAGAATGAGTTTGATCGAAACTTTGTGGAAGCTACTTGGAGGGATAAACACAAGGAAGAGAATCAGAACACTGAAACATATCTTGAATGGATCACACCTCTTGGTGATCAATTGCTTAAACTCTTTAGTGAGTATGAGAGGGACCGTAGGGAAACTGAACAGCGCTGGCTGAAGGATCTTAGACAGTACCGTGGTGAGTATGACCCAGAGGTTCTCGAGCGTCTCCACAAGAAACGTTCAAAAGCGTACATGTCCATATCCCGTACTAAAGTTAAGACTGTGTCCGCACGGCAGACTGATTTATTGTTCCCTGCTAACAAGGATAAGAACTGGGGCATTAAGCCATCACCTATACCTGAGCTTAGTCCTGTTTTAATTCAAAGTATATCGGAACAGTTCAAAAAGGCTACTGGTATAGAGCCAACAGAGGAAATGATACATAAGCAGATTAATAAGGAAGCTACAAATAGATGTGAGAACATGGAGAAAGAGATTTCAGATCAACTTACTGAGATCAAGTACCGTGATATTATACGTGCCACAATTTTATCCGGGTCCTTATTTGGCACTGGCATTTTAAAGGGTCCCCTTGTTAAGGAAACTATATCAAAGCGCTGGTTACCTAATGGTGATCAGTGGGTAGCGGTGGAAATACCTAAGTTGTTACCATACTGCGAATTCGTCCCTGTGTGGGATATCTACCCTGATATGTCCGCAAGGACACCAGACGATATGCGTGGTATATTTGAACGTCACTCCATGATCCGTTCCAAGGTATTTGAACTGGCTAAACGATCTGATTTTAACGGTGAAGCTATCAAGTCCTATCTTAAAGCAAACCCACATGGGGATGCTGAGTACAAGATGTATGAGCAGGAGCTAATGGCACTAAACCCAGATGGGACAGAGAACACCGGGTACAAAGAGACAACTATTGCTGGCACTGCCCGTATTGGCACTGGCAGTCAGGTCACTGATCGTAAGGGTAGATATGAAGTAAGGGAATTCTGGGGGTACCTGTCAACTGATGAACTGGCAGCCGTAGGCGTAGAGGTTGATGAGGACCAGCTTGGTCTGGAAGTAGCAGCCAACGTATGGATGCTTGGACCTGTAATCATCAAGGCTATGATTTCACCGATTGAGGGAGTCGAGTTTCCGTACCATTGGTATTTTTATGATACAGATGATTCATCTATCTGGGGAGAGGGCATACCTTCTATAATGAGGGATCCTCAAAAGCTGCTTAATGCAGCAGTTAGAGCCATGTTAGATAATGCAGCAATGTCAGCCGGTCCTATTGTTGAGGTGAATATGGACCTAATTGACTCATCTGAGAACCCACGTGACGTATATCCTTTCCGTGTGTATCTGAGGGATGGTCAAGGGATGGAAGCATCCAGTCCAGCTGTGCGTGTGTACAATGTCACGTCCTATACAACTGAATTTATGAAGATGATCGATTTCTTTATGAATGCAGCAGATGAAGTTACAGCTATCCCACGGTACATGTATGGGGACACTAACAACATTGGTGGCGCTGGCAAGACAGCCTCAGGGCTGTCCATGCTAATGGGTGCTGCAAATGTGACACTGAAAGATCAGGTTAAGAACTTTGATGATGGAATTACAAAACCTTTTATCAAGGCTATGTATTTCTGGAACATGGATTTTAATGACAAGGAAAACATCAAGGGTGACTTTGCAGTTAATGCAAAAGGATCCTCTTCCCTTATCGCACGGGAAGTTAAAGCTGAGTCCCTTAACCAGTTTCTTAATATCACCAACAATCCTACTGACCTTATGTACACTAACCGTGACAATGTCCTACGGGAAGTTGTTAAGATTATGGATCTTGATGACCTTGAACTTATTAAGGACAAGCAACAGGTCGCTATAGAACAGCAACAACGGTCTGAGGAAATGGCTAAGGATAAGCAGTTTGAACAGGAACTTGCAATGATCAAGGCGGACTCTGGTGGGCATACATCCGGAGGTCAAAGCAAAGGTCAGCCTCCTGCGCAACAGGGTATGGAGCAGTTAGACGTTGCTGACATGGGAGGGGGAAATGTCTAAGAACACTGAATTATTTCGTGAGATAAACACGTATGAAAATTCGGCATGTCATAAACTGTTTCGTGGTCTATTCTCATCTTTGATTTATCAGATCAGGGAACGTAATGATACTGCGACAGGCGATGATGTTATACGTAATCAAGGAGTAATTAAGGAGATGAAGAATTTACTAAAACTCACTGATACAAAGAGTACTGGTGATGATTTTAGAGACGGTGCATATACGCCATAACATTTAATCGTGGTGGACTACGGAAACGCCCACACGGAGGAGAGGGACACGATGCCTAAATCAGAAGAAGAATTCAAAGAAGAAGAAGTCAAGAATAATGCAACACCAGAAGAAGGATCAGCTGAAGATGAATTTGATAAAGCATTTGATTCGCTGGTGGACGGTGAGGAACCTAAGGATAAAGTTGAGGAAGATCCGGATCCAAAGGAAGAAGAAGATTTAGAATCCTCCGAAGAAGAGTCTGTCTATAAACCCAGCCCTGAGGAAGAGGACACTGAGGTAGAAGATGATAAGACTGAACAGACTGAGGAGGAACGTATAGCGGAACT